GACTCGTTTAAAGAGATGCAGTTTATCAATAAGCCGGTATTTGATTTTTATGTAAATGCGTGTGTCAATAATGGCTTTATGGTTTCTCATAAAAACCCTTCCATCATATGTGCGGATTTGGGCTCGCCGGCGATGAAGCCCCATTTAAAGAAGCACGGCATCGAAGAAACATATCGTATTTTTACTGACAAGTATAAACAAACACATTCAATTGATATTGACGAAATTAAAAGAATGCTGTTTACTGGTTTTAATGATTTTGTAAATATAAGATCATTCGAAAGAGAAAGAAACTATTGCGAAAGATCCAATAAGATGTTATCTAGAATAAAGACAAGAAATACTATTAATATTGATACATTTAATAATATTATTAATAATAAATATTTAATTAATTATTATATTAATATAAGAAATATAGAAGAAAACAAGGTCTTCGCAATCACAGACTTAAAACGAATACAGCGACAAGCAATATTTTTTGAGAAAAAGTTTGACATCAACAAAGCAATCAGTTATATTAATGAACAATTCAGATCCACATTTAAATCGAAAGTTGGCGGAATCAACTGGCTTACGAAGTGGATTAGCGACAGAGAGAAGCACCGACGTTTGGAGGGTTGATGTTATTTCAAGTTTTAGACAGCAAGCAAGAATGTTTTGGAGTGTACAGTAATGGAAAATTCACATATGATAGAATACCTGATAACGTCAGCGGAACCTGGCAATGGGATCAGCGGCTTGGTCATCGCAATATTCGTTATGCTAGCATTTATTCTTGTGGTAAATCCCTTTCTGAAGCGGCTCCAGAAAATCTCAGATCAAGACTCGAAAATAGAGAAAGCAAAATCAGAGCATTCATCAACTCCGCAGTAAATGCCAAAATAAAGCTTAGCGATCTTTGTATGTTCGAGATCGTTCCAGAGCAACACCTTAAACATTTCTGCGAAGTTAAAAATGAAATATGTGATTGGATCTTTGAGAACAACGAAAGACCTCAAAATCACGGTTTTATGGTTGAGCTTCATGAGATGGCTTATGATATCGCCCAGAACCCCGTATTAATCGATCAAAATGCCCTGTTAAAGTCATCTAGAACTGATTTGAAGGCAAGGGCACTGCTTAACAACCTAAAGGGCAAAAACAAGCCAATTTGCTACGATGTGTGGGGTTCTGTGACAGGCCGCCTGACAACCAAGCAGGGCTCATTTCCAATTATGAATCTTAAAAAAGAGATTGCCAACTGTGTAATACCGAAGAACGACATTTTTGTTCAGTTTGATCTTAACGGTGCCGAGATACGCACCTTCATTTCACTATCTACTGGTACCCACCCCCCTGTGGACATACACGAATGGAATATGGAGAATGTGCTGACAAACATTACAGAACGAAAGAAAGCCAAGACCAAGTTTCTGGCTTGGTTTTACAATCCCAATTCCAACGCGATACAATCAGAGCATTACGACAGAAAGCTGTTATTAAATAAATATTATAATAATAATGTAGTGTCCACACCATTTGGAAGAAGCATCCAATCTGATGATTTTCATGCTTTAAACTACCTATTACAAAGTTCGTCTTCTGATAATTGTATGTCTCAATGTATTAAAATAAACAAATTTTTAAAAGGAAATAAGTCTTTTGTTCATTCTGTTGTTCATGATTCATTAACAATTGATCTTTCATTTGAAGACAGAGGCATTTTACCGCAAATCCAAGAGATATTTGAGGACACTCCCCTCGGCTGGTTTCGCTCATCTGTCCATGCCGGGCACAATTTAAGAGATTTAAAGGAGGTATCATGGTCCTAATATCAATAGGGAGTGCCGGCTTGGCGGTTGCTAAGGCCTTTACGAGCACCAAAATGATAATTCCGATTGTACAAGAGTCCTTCCCGAAACATTGCGAAAGCCCGGAAGACTTTGAGAAGCATTGGTGTGATACAAAACTCCAAATTTCATTTGATGAAGAGGAGTGCTGGGTGATTCTTTGCGGTGCCTCCCGAGTTGCTGGCTGTACGCTAAGAGCATTGGAGACCATTAAGCATAAGAAAATAAATATCATATATATTTGCCCTGACACTTCGCTGCTAGCCCCCGTACAAGCCAAGTCGCACAAGGTTGTATTCAATATACTACAGGAATACACAAGATCAGGGCTTTTAAATAGAATGTATTTGTTTTCAAATGTAGAAATACTCAAAATTATAGGCGCCCAGTCAATAACACAGATGTATACTGCTATTAATAATCAAATAGTAAACTCACTTGAGACAATTTGGTATTTCCAATCACAATCTCCAGTGCTTGGGCAGATACACAAGCCAAAGGACATTTCTCGTATTTGTACAGTTTCTATAGGCGATTTCAAAAAAAATGAAGAAAAATCGCTGTTTTTACTTGACAACTGTACTGAAACATGGTATATTTATAGTATCAACAAGACACAACTGAAGAGCAATAAAGATTTGCTAAATCTTATCAAGAGTAGGGTCTTTGCTGAAGATAATCAAACAATCGCATCCTTCGCAATCTACCCTTCCGCGCATAAGCAATCATTTTTTTATTCTCTCAAACTTACTCACTACATACAAACTTTGGAGGTTTAATATGAGTACATTCACGCAATACACCGGAACATTTGTTAAACGAGACGGAACCCGTCGAACGATGAATTTTGTTAAAGTTAGCGATCTTCCGAGCACGATGACGGAGGGTAAATCAACTACCAACCGCTATACTAACAGTAATGGTGAAATTGAAGTTGTATATGATACGGATAATAATGGATTCCGTACGTTTAATCATGGAACGGTCGTAGGAACGGTAACGACAAAATCTGTCAATCTTTCATTTGACAACAGCTAACCAATAGGTTATATTATTGCGGCGAGGGGCGAAAAGCCCCTCGACCTTAGTCTTTATAGACAAAAAACTTAACTAACAAAAGGAAAAAACATTATGGCTCTTAATATCGAAGCAATGCGAGCAAAGCTCGAAGCGTCACGAAATGGTGGCAAAAAACAAGATAACACTAAATGGCGACCTGAACAGGGCGACCAAACTATTCGAATCCTTCCTACAAATGATGGAGACCCTTTCAAGGAGTTTCACTTTCATTACAACGTAGGCAAGAACCCTGGTATTCTTTGCCCAAAACGAAATCATGGCGAAGACTGCCCCATTTGCGATTTTGCGTCTAAACTTTGGCGCGAAGGTGTTGAAAGAAATGACGACACAGCGAAACGAGAAGCAAAGAAACTCTTTGCTCGAAAACGCTACTTCTCTCCGATTATTGTTCGAGGAGAGGAAAGCAAAGGTGTAAGAGTATGGTCTTATGGGAAAATGGCTTATGAGACACTATTATCTTACGTCTTAGATCCTGACTATGGAGACATTACTCATGCTGAGACAGGCACTGATATTGTCCTCAACTATTCCATTCCTGGAACACCAGGATCATTTCCCAAGACTTCACTGAAGCCTCGTCGAAGACCCTCTGTCTTGTGTGATGAAGATGTGGCTGATTGTGATGAACTATTGAACTCTGTACCTGAGATCGAGACTCTCTTCCAGCGGCAAACTACCTCCGAAGTACAAGCTCTGCTGGATGATTACTTGTCCTCCGATACTAACACTGAGTCTCTCTCCAGCGAGACGGAGCAATATAATAGGCAGAAATCAGTAGATGACGCACTAAAATCATTTATGAATAAGGAGGTGTGATAACCCCAATTCAAATAATTGGTGAAGTCGAGTATTCTGCCCCGATACTATAAATAAAGGGGCCCCTTTTATACACTGTAGGTGTACCGCAGGGAGGCATGGGTTTACAGATGTCTCAATTTTATTGGAGATTAGATGGGAAAGGTGATTAAAATGAGTGAACACACAGGTAAGATTAACGTTGGTGACCTCGCCAAGAAGATAAATAAAAAGCTTGGAATTCAAGTTGCTCACGATTTAAACGAATCCAACCCGGTTTCCGTTAAAGACTGGATTCCAACTGGCTCTCGATGGCTTGATTGTTCAATTAAACCCGGAGAATATGCTGGAATCCCTGTCGGTAAAATCACAGAGCTTGCTGGCCTATCAGGTGCAGGTAAATCATTTATGGCTGCACAGATAGCAGGAAACGCACAAAAGAAAGGAATGTTTGTTGTTTATTTTGATGCAGAGTCGGCAATTGATGAGGACTTTCTTATTAAAGCTGGCTGTACTAAAGACCAATTACTTTATCAACAAGCAGTTTCAGTGGAAAAGGTGCTGGAAACTATGGAATATGTAATGAATGAGTACAGCGGAGCAAGGGTCTTATTTATATGGGATTCGATAGCAGCTACTCCTTCGGAAAAAGACCTTGAGGGCGATTTCAATCCTCAATCCTCAATGGCAGTTAAGCCAAGAATTTTTTCGAAAGCATTTCCCAAACTTACGATTCCTCTTGCGAATACTGAATCAACCCTTCTGTTAATCAACCAACTCAAGACAAATATCTCTTCTCGTCCAGCAGAGATGCTTGTGGAGCCTTATATAGCTCCCGGAGGAAAGGCTATTGAGTATTTTTCTTCGTTGCGCATATGGCTAACGAAACGTAAGGCGAAAGCATCCTTTGCTCTTGATGAGGATGGCATAAGAGTTGGGTCTCATGTCAAGGCATTCATAAAGAAGTCCAGAATGGGTTCAGAAGGTAGGATATGCGAATTTAAGATAATGTGGGGTGGAAACAATGTTAGGATACAGGACGAGGAATCATGGCTAGAGGTTCTTAAAGCCGCAAAACACCCCAATTTTACGCTCTCAGGGGCGTGGTATACAATGATAGGTAAAGACGGAAAAAGTCGAAAATTTCAGGCAAAACAATGGCTTAAAAAGCTAGAAGAAAAGAGTTTTAGGGAGACTGTTATTTCACTGATGGATGAAACCTTAATAGAGAAATATAAGTCGTAATTTGTGTGTTATATCCTTGTTTTGGCCCCCGGTTGAAAAACCGGGGGTTTTTATTTGACAATGCCAAACTAATGAGTTATATTAAGTAAACATCGGAGGAATTATGAGAATAGAGGTTAAAAGATCTGATTCTAAGCGAGTTTTGATCATTGACGCATTGAATATGTTTTTGAGAAGTTATACAATTATCCCGAGCATGAACCCAAAGGGATTGCCAAACGGGGGCACCATTGGCTTTCTGAAATCATTACAAAAGCTTTGCCGGGATTTCCGCCCCAATGAGATTGTTATTTGTTGGGATGGCCACGGCGGCTCCGAAAAACGTAGACAGATCAACAAGGAATATAAACAAGGCAGAAGGCCTGTGCGTTTCAATCGCCGCATGATTGAATTACCAGAGAACGAAGTTAAAAAGAATCGAGCAGACCAGCAAATTCGTTTACATGAGTATCTGAATGAAATGCCGGTGGTTCAGCTTATGCTCGATTACATTGAGGCTGATGATGTTATAGCATACGTTAATTCCATGAAGAGGTATAAAGGTTGGGATAAGATTATTGTATCTTCTGATAAGGATTTCTATCAGTTGTGCGCCAATGACGAAACCATGATATGGAGACCGATACAGAAAGAATTAATCAATAGGGCAATTCTCGTTAATAAATTTGGTGTACATCCTTCTAATTTTGCGCTGGTTCGAGCAATCGAGGGAGACAGTTCAGACAACCTCAAAGGTGTTCCAAGAGTTGGCATGAAGACGATGGTGAAGTATTTTCCATTTTTGGAAAATGAAAAGAAGTTGTCTTGTGATGATATACTGACACACTGTAGCATGGAAAAGTCAAAGAAAGCGGTTCATAATAAATTACTTGAGCACAAAGAGTTGCTCAAGACCAATTATAAGATTATGCAATTGTACGATCCAAATATTTCTTATCAAGGAAGGGAGGAGATTCGATTCAAAGTTAACAATCATAACCCATTGTTAAATAAAATGAATGTAGCTAAAATGCTTATAGAGGACGGACAGGGGTCTCTTAACTTGTCGGATTTGTGGGCTGCTTTTAAGAGAGTTGTGTAGTAGTTATTAACATTCGGAGGACAGGATGGAATTAAGACAAGAAACATTTCAAAAGTTTGGGAAAAACTTTCAAGAAAACCTTTGCCACTTGATGCTACAGGATCGCGTGTTCTGTGATCAAATATCTGAGGTTCTTGATGTTGAATTTCTTCAGTATGAACACTTGCGCGTGTTTACCAATATGTTGCTGGAATACCGGTCAAAATACAGGCAGCACCCAAGTTATGAGATAATGGCCACGAACATCACATCTGGCCTGGCTTCCTACACAGAGGGGCTTCAAAAGCAGATACGGCAGTTTTACGCTAAAGTTATTAACAATCACGAGATTGATGGATCTGACTTTATTAAGGAGCATGCTATCGATTTTTGTCGTAAGCAGGTTCTCAAGAAAGCCATGCTACAATCAGTTAAGTTGTTGAAATCCTCTTCATTTGAAGAAATTCAAAGGGTTATCGAGGATGCAATGAAGCTTGGTACAAATGTTGATTTTGGCCATGACTACCATATGGATATTGACGATCGATTTAGAATCAAATCCAGAGACCCAATCACCACCGGGTGGCAAAGGATTGACGAAATATGTCAAGGCGGACTTGGCAAGTCTGAACTTGGTGTAGCTATAGCTCCGACCGGAGCAGGCAAGTCTATGCTCATGGTTCACCTTGGAGCCGCAGCTTTAAAAGAAGGCAAAACTGTTATTTATTATACTTTAGAATTGGCAGACACGGTAGTAGGCCAGCGATTTGATTCTTGTATAACCGGCATTAAACTTAATGATTTGTTGAGAAACAAATTTAATATTGTTGAGAAGGTTAAAGACATAAAGGGGCATCTAATTATAAAAGAATATCCGACGAAGTCAGCTAGTACTCAAACAATTACAAGTCATATTGAGCGCCTTAAAAAGCGCGGAATCAAACCAGATATGATTATAGTGGATTACGCTGACTTGCTCCGGCCAATTAAGAGCTATGGAGAAAAAAGACACGATTTGGAGAGTATATATGAAGAGCTTAGGTCAATTGCGCAGTCAAATGGATGCCCAGTCTGGACATGCTCCCAAACTAATCGTGGCGGCTTAAATGCTGAAGTTATTACAATGGAATCAATATCGGAAGCCTTTAACAAGTGTTTTGTGGCAGATTTCATATTTTCACTGTCCAGAACAGCCCAAGACAAGCAGGCCAACACAGGGCGATTTTTTATTGCCAAAAACAGAAACGGACCTGATGGGTTGGTGTTCCCGATTTTTATGGATACTTCAAATGTTTCTATTAAAGCACTGGAGCGCAATGAGGATGCTGAAGCTTCACCGCAACAGTCGTCAAAAGATAATTTAAGTTATTTAAGAAATAAATATGCCGAAGTTAGAGGGAAATAGGAGATGATATATGAACACAGCAAATAAAATTTTATCAGATATAACAGTACACATGAAGTATGCTAGGTTTTTACCAGACAAGAATCGTAGAGAGACTTGGGAAGAATTAGTCACTCGCAATAAGCAGATGCATTTGAAGAAGTTTCCGAATTTAGCATTTGAAATTGAAGAGGCATACAAATTTGTATATGACAAGAAGATATTGCCATCTATGAGGTCCATGCAGTTTGCTGGAAAACCAATCGAAATTAGCCCCAATCGTATCTTCAATTGCGCGTATTGCCCAATTGATGATTACCGTGTATTTGGTGAAATCATGTTTTTGCTGTTGGGCGGAACAGGAGTCGGATTCTCAGTACAGCGCCATCATGTTGAAAAGCTGCCTTCCATTCTTAAGCCAAACAGGAGACGCACAAGGAGATTCTTGATAGGGGATTCTATTGAGGGATGGTCAGATGCTGTTACCGCATTGATTAAATCATATTTTAAAGGCACATCTTCTTTAAGATTTGATTACTCAGATATTCGAGCCAAAGGCGAGAGACTAGTTACAAGTGGGGGTAAAGCCCCCGGCCCTCAACCCTTAAAGGAATGTTTGGTCAAAGTTGAAGGTATACTTGATGAAAAAGAGAACGGAGAAAGGCTCACTTCTATTGAGGTTCATGACATCGTCTGTCATGTCGCAGATGCTGTTCTGGCTGGCGGTATTCGCCGTGCTGCTCTCATTTCTCTTTTTAGTATTGATGACGAGGATATGCTTGCTGCTAAATCGGGCAACTGGTGGGAGATTAACCCCCAACGTGGTAGGGCTAATAATTCTGCTGTCATTATGCGCCACCGCATTGACAAGCAGCGGTTTATGAATATTTGGGAACGAATTAAGGCCTCTGGCTGCGGAGAACCAGGGATATATCTAACAAATGATAAGGAGTATGGCTGTAATCCTTGTTGCGAAATAGCATTGCGCCCTTATCAATTCTGTAACCTAACTGAGGTTAATGTTAACGACGTTAATAGCCAAGAGGAGTATGAAGAAAGAGTCAGAGCCGCTTCCCTCATAGGAACACTACAGGCATCTTATACTGATTTCCATTACCTAAGGCCAGTGTGGCAGAGAAACACAGAAAAGGATTATTTAATTGGGGTCTCAATGACAGGGATAGCGTCCGGAAACATTTTCGGCTTAAATATTAAGAGTGCGTCAAAAGCAGTTGTTGAGGAGAACGCAAGGATTGCTAAGATTATAGGAATCAAGCCGGCCGCTCGATGCACAACAACGAAACCTGCCGGCACAACCTCATTGGTTCTTGGCACATCTAGCGGAATCCATGCGTGGCACTCAGATTTTTACATTAGAAGGTTGAGAGTCGGAAAAAACGAGGCAATTTATAATTATTTGAGCACCAAACACCCAGAGCTTGTTGAGGATGAGTATTTCCGGCCTCACGATACAGCAGTTATATCTGTTCCTCAGAAAGCTCCAGATACGGCCATTACAAGGTCAGAGACAGCTTTAAATCTTTTAGAGAGAGTGAAAGAGGTTCACATAAATTGGGTAAAACCTGGCCACCGTAGCGGCCAAAACACCAATAACGTATCAGCCACAATAACAGTTAAGGATCATGAGTGGGAGGAGGTTGGCGAATGGATGTGGGCTAACCGAAGACATTATAACGGACTTTCCATATTGCCGCATGACGGCGGTACTTATCGACAAGCACCCTTTCAAGAATTTACTGAGCAGGAGTACGAGGAGATGCTAAAACATCTCATTGATATTGATTTGACGCAAGTTTTTGAAATTGAGGACGAAACTGATCTCACGGGCGAAGTTGCTTGTGCAGGCGGCGCATGCGAATTAACATTTTAATTTTGGAGGCAACAAATGAAAACAATTATTAATAGATCTAACCTCTTGAAAGAGTCGGAGTTGAGGTACCGACCGGTAATTATACGAGTTAATGAATTCACAGAGAAATCCGCGAAAGATTTTTCTCAAAATATGACTTTAGCACATAACACAGGACAACCAGTTATCCCTATTATTATCGATTCATATGGAGGTCAAGTGTATTCTTTGATGCATATGATTGCTGCCATAGAAAGCTCGTCTATTCCGGTTATGACAATTGCTCAAGGTAAAGCAATGTCTTGTGGTGCGGTGCTGTTATCTTTCGGAGCAGCAGGGATGAGGTATGCCGCACCAACAGCCACAATTATGATTCATGATGTTGCTTCCGGCGCCATGGGAAAGGTTGAAGACCTCAAATCGAAAACCAAAGAGGCCAGCAGACTAAATAAACAAATCTTTTCCATGATGGATAGAAACTGCGGAAAGCCTGACGGCTTCTTTTTAGGAAAACTACAGGAGAAAAGCAGGGCAGATTGGTACCTAACAGGCAAGAAGGCGAAAAAGCATGGTCTTGTTAATCATTTGCGCATCCCAACAATGAAAGTTGATATTGACGTTTCGATATCAATTAAATAGTGCTTGACAATAGCACATTTGTATGTTATAATATATACTGGAGGTTTATATGAATTTTACACCATTTAATCGTTATGTTTTAGTTGACCCGATAGAGGATGAGGAGGACGAGCAACAAAATGTAGCTATTGTTTTGCCCGAGAATTATAAAAAGCCACTGTCACCCTATTTGGCATGCAGGGTGGTGGGTGTTTCTGAAGATTGTAAGCTGAATTTTTCTATTAAAGAGGGGGATTGTATTGTTATTGAGAGAAGAATGCTTTGCTCCATAGATATAACTGAAAAACCAGTCTATTTAGTATTAGAAAATTATGTTTATGGGAGAATAACAGATGAAAATAACACCGAAGTTACTTAAAGAAATGATAAGAGAGGTTGCTGAAGAGAACAAGGAAACCTCTTATCTGCTTGCGAAGCCATCGTTTGAACACAGCCTCGCCCAGGATTTGATGGAATTCAAGCCACCAGAAAGCACAATGAAACATAAAAGGGTTGCCACCTTAGACATCATGAGTAAGGCCCTTTTCAATACTGTTATGGCATCGACTGTGTTTGATGGTGCGCTGAACGAGGAAGCCAATGATTTACAATATTTGGTTCACACTCCCGATTCTCCATCTACTGAAGTGGTTCAGGAATTTGCGGAATCATTATATTCTGGCAAGAGAAGTGGGTTTCTGACCTATTATAAGCCCGACCAATTACAAAAGATGAAGCTCTATCTTATTAAGGGTCATAACGCTGGATTTGCCATTAAAGATGGCAATGATATTGTAGCGGTTCACAACAATACTGGTGGCGCCTTGAGAGGTTTGAGTGCCAAATTTATGAAGGATGCCAAGAGGGCCGGTGGAACCAAACTGGATCATTTTGATGGATTTCTGTCAGGAAATTATAGAAAGTATGGCTTTAGCAGTGTTTATGATATTTGGGATTGGAATGGAAAGTTTAGGTCTGATATGTGGGATTACTCTGGTGTGGATATTTTTAACGAAAAGACATCAGTTTATGCTGAGGCCCTCCAGCCTTACAAAGATGACGTACAAAAATTACCAGTGTTGCCCGAGGAGCACAAACTTGAATCTGGATATGGGAAGACGTTTGAGCCAATGCAAAAATACTATTCGTATAGAATGGGAATGCCAGATGTTATTTTTAGAAAATTATAAAGCTTGTGGGAGAGCGGTGTGAGCAGCTATGAAAAGACTATTACTTTATACGATGATAGCATTGGTTCGGTATCTTACGTTAATCATATGGGCGACGACATTACCGTTGTTAACAGTGCAAGGGTCAGCTTTGGTGTTCAAAAGTCTAGTTTGGATGGGCGCGACAAACGACTTATTAATTACCTTATCAAGCATAAGCATACCTCTACATTGGAACATAATCTTGTTACCTTTAAGTTTGTCGTGCCTTTGTTTGTTCGTTCTCAGCACCATCGCCATAGAACATGGTCCTACAATGAGATATCTCGAAGATATACCGACAAGGATTTACAATTTTATGAGCCGAAGCGATTCAGGACCCAACACGAATCCAATCGACAAGCCTCCAATGAAGATGAATTAATTGATCCTTCATACGGCACCGCACATGATACAATTGTTCCAACTAAATCGAAAACAGCCTCTCAGGTTGTAGCAGAACACCATCAAGCAAGTTTGAGACTTTTTGATACTTTGATATCAAAGGGTGTTTGTCGAGAGCAAGCAAGAGGTGTCTTACCACAAAATCTTTACACTGAATATTATGGAACGGTAAACCTTAATAACCTTCTTAAATTTATCAGCCTTCGCACCCATGAGGGCGCACAGTGGGAAATACAACAAGCAGCAAAGGCATGCCTGGAGATCGCGACAGATCTATGGCCAGTGACCGTTAATTCGTACAGGAAACTGCGAGGTGAAATATAAATTCAAGGTTGGTGACCTTGTAGAGCTTAGTGACTTTGGTAAAACCTTAGCAGGAGATTGGGAAATAAAGTATGGAATTGTAGTCAAGGGCCCATACAGCATGGGCCTTCCTGGTGGTGGCATGCCAGAGGGCTTTTACATGGCTTACGATGTAATGATAGGCGATGAACTATTTAAAAGGATACCAAGCCAGTTTATTTTAAGAATGGATAGAGATGAAGATGGAAACAAACAAGTGGAAAAGGTGGCTGTTACCAATGCCCCCAAAGATGAAGCATAAGAGGTCTAAATGATAACAGAGTATCATTTTGATAAACTTAATGTTGGTGGGTCATTGGAATGTTTGCTTCACTCTTTTATAAATGACGAGCAAGTATTGCTAATTAATCCCCTGTACCCATTTCAATTAGAGACAATGGGGTATGTTGACAATTTGAAATTTATTGGATATGAGAGCACAAGGGATATTTATAAATCAGAAGTGTGGGATCGCCTCTCTTTTCTTCTTTCCATGTCTGGCCAGGTTGTGTTTCCGAATATCGTGAAGACGTACAGGGAAGATGTTAGAAGGTTTATACTGGTCACTGAATTTAATAAGCGCATCATAATAACTTGTGATGAGTTATGTCGGTTTGAAGAGATGGATGATAGGTGCTATAGTGTATATGATTGGTTTAATGTCAGATCAGGCAATAACCACCAGTATGATATCTTGAAGGACAACCGAAATGATTTTGTACACACACTTCACTTCTACAGGGCTAATCGAATCGGTAGCAATGGTGCGATGAAAGACGTATGTGCAGCATCTCGCTTGGACAAGGAGCACCTATCTGATGCCAATCACACCGAGGGCATTGCGCATTTAAAAACCCTGAAGATGATGGCCAAAGCCGGGATCAGGGGTCAGAGCAACGGCTATTCAAAAATAGGAACCCAGCTTCATTATGCTCTCAAGATCGAGCACACACATCGCGAGGTTGTAGAGGACTATACACCACACAGGACGTTAGATGAGATATTACAAGATAGAAGAAAGGAAGGCAAGGCATGGAATCTAGCGAAAAGGCTTTTTCGTCACAAGCAAATTTCCATCTTGCAGGGATCATTCCGGTTGCCGGCCAACCTTTAGAATATGAAATGCCATATCCTGATTGCTTATTGCCCGTAGCACCAGATTACACGATGATCGAGGCTGCGGTCATTGAAGCCGCATTTGCTGGTTGTGACACGATTTGGATTATTTGTAATGATGATTTGGCCCCGGTTGTGAGACACAGGGTTGGCGATTATATACAAGACCCGATTCATTTTTATAATAAGTTTGAAGTGTTTCCCAATGATAGGAGAAAGCGTATACCAATATACTGGGTTCCTGTTCACGCAAAAGATCGCCACAAGAGAGATTGTTTGTCTTGGTCTATCTTGACTGGGGCCATTTCCTGTTTAAAGATTTCGACCAAGCTATCCAAGTGGCTTATTCCTGATAAATATTATGTATCTTTTCCTTACGGCATAATGGACCCAAGGAATCTCCAGAAGGTAAGAAGAAAGATCCGTAATAAGAAAAACTTTTATATTGTTTCTAATGGGAAAACCGTTCAGGACAATCTTTATTCAAGCTTTACATTTGGAAAAGAAGAGTTTATTATTTATCGTCGCAATGTCAGAAAGGGAACTGGTAAATACACAAGCGAAGTGAAAGACGAACGAGGCCTCCCAAGAAGCAAACTCCCTATTGAGGAGAGATGGTCAGCCAGATTTTTTGAACCTAAGGACGTTTTTGTTGGTGTGGATATAGACCAGGGCTATCAACATGAGGTCGATCAGTTTTATAATTTGAATAATTGGGATGCGTACAGAGAGTATATGATGTCCGATTTATCAAGAGATACGCAGAGACCAACAAAAGAATTGTTTGCGTATCGAGAATTTAATCGTATTGCTCAAGACCGAGACTAATTAAGTCATGTCCTTAATGGAAAAAAGATATAGAAAACTTGTCAAAGAATTAATCTTTGTCTATACAGAGCTTGAATATGTTAATGAAGCACTCAGGAATGCTCATTCTGATTTCGAAGCAAAATATCAAAAATACTGTGTTGACAACAATGTTCCTCTTGCCGAGTTGAACAAGAAGCACAAAAAGCGTATAGAAGATGTTATACCTCACCCTAAAAAACAAGAAGTTGATGAAGAGGGTATTGTTAAAATAGAGGCCCAACAGAAGCTTCCACGAAAGATACAAAAAGTCTTTACCAAGATGTACAGGATGATAACATCAAAGATACACCCAGATAAATTTGCTAATCGCGAAAAGACTCCGGAAATCAAAGAGAAGATTAGTATGTTTAAAAGATCGACAGAGTCATATAACTCACGGAATTGGGGCAAATTCCTTGATATTTGCGAAAGGCTTGATATAATGCCAACCAGATATGATTCAATCAATTCAACTATAATGGAAGAGATATCTGATATCAATAAAGAGATCGTGAATAAAAAAAGAGCGTTTAGCTGGAGGCTCTACGAGTGTGAAGAAGACAAGGGCTGCGAAGATAGGATACTTAAGGATTTTTTATTTCAATTATTTAGATATAGAGTTTAGGAGTTAGCATGCATTTCGATCCAAATAAAACATTATACAACAAAATAAAGCAAAATGGCGGCTTTTGTAATGCTCATTGCCATTTAGACAGAGCATACACGGTGACACCGGAAAATATGAAGAGCGTGGTCTACAGCCACCTTCATGAGAAATGGACCTATATTGACAAATACAAAAAGAGAGCAACGGAAAACCAATATTACAATAACATAAGCAAGGCCCTTGTCGAGCAGATAGCCATGGGAACCACATCTTGTTTGTCATTTATAGATGTTGACAGCGTTGTTGGGTACAAGGCCCTTAGGGCCGCTCAACGAGCAAAAAAGGATTTCCAAAATCATATCAATTTTAAAGTGGCTAGCCAAACACTGAAGGGTATTCTCAGCCGAAGACCAAAGCTTATGTTACTAGAGGCACTAGATCAAAATCTCATAGATATTATCGGCTCTCTCCCTGGGGCTGACAAGGGAATGGAAGCAGAGCACATGGAGTATATATTATTTCTGGCGAATGTATACAGCAAAAGGGTCCATGTTCACGTTGATCAACTTAACACGGCGGCTGAAAAGGAGACGGAGTTGCTGGCTAGAAAGACAATGGATGCTGGCATGGAGGGGAAAGTCACTGCTGTACATTCTATAAGTTTAGCATGCCATCCCAAGTGGTACCGAGAGGATGTTTACAAAATGTGCAAGGACGCAGGACTTTCTTTTATAGCATGCCCAACAGCCTGGATCGATGCCAGGAGGACTGAGGAGTTGGCCCCCACACACAACGCTGTCACTCCTGTCGATGAATTGATAGAGCGTGATTTGTTGGTTGCTATCGGCTCAGACAACATTCACGATGTCTACAAGCCATTTTCAACAGGCGATATGAAAACAGAAATCAAGTTTTTACTTGAATCGCTGCACATTTATGATATCGATACCCTAGTTAATATATCAACCAAAAATGGTTTAGAGGTTATGGGAATGCTCGATTGAGATGTCGGATGAAAGAAAATTTAAAGTAGGAGATTTGGTTACAATAAAAGGATTCTACTTTATAGTGGGATATAGTAGTATAGCCGATGGAGAACCAGGTGTTATTTCTGAGGTGCTGCGTCATGATCCAACGCAAAATAAATTTGTTAATTTATTTTTTGATTATGCTGTTTTAGTTGGTGATGATGAGTTTTTTGTGTTTGAGGAGGAGGTAACAGCTTTTGACCCTGAGTTTAATCCTTGTGATAGTTGTTATTGCGACCCTTGTGATTGTGATTGGGGCTGCTGTGAGCCTTAAAGGTAAAAGTTTGGTTTTTGTTGTCAATTGTGGGCCAATTCCAAAAGGTTCTGTGGCTCTGTGTATAGAAGATTGCAATTTGAAAGGCATAATTAGGTTGTGGTTACGCAACACTATTTACGGGGTTAATGAATTTGTCCTATCAAGAGAGCACATCAGCAAGCTTAAGGAGGTTTGAGCCCGGCGATCTTGTACAGTACGTTACAAACTCAGACGTTTATCAGGGCGCCTGGATATCAGTTGGGTCTTACGGGATTGTTTTGAAAGTTACAACTGAATCGAGGCCATTTGATACAGCCAAGGTATATTGGATTGATGACGATTCCACCAGGACAATTAGTTGCACATATTTGAAAAGAATTGCTTGACAAATGTCTTGGGACTTGTTATTAATATATTGTTGAATTTACATCGGAGGTAAATATGAACGACATTAAATTTGTTGGGCTTCATGCTCATTGCGGAGTTGGTTCCCCGTTCGACGGTTTCGGCTTTCCGGCCGATCACATGAATTATGCTCACAAGAATGGCTGTGAGGCTTTGGCCCTCACCGACCACGGAAACATGAATGGTTTGAGCTATCAGGTTCTACATGCCAAAAAGATGAACAAAGAAGGCAGAGATTTCAAGCCCATTTTCGGTGTTGAAGCTTATTTTATTCCTGATGTTATTGAGTGGCGCAAGACTTACGAAGAACACAAGGCAGATAAGAAGAAAGCTCGCGCCCTGTCGAAGGAGCAGTCGGGAACGACAATCGAAGACGAGGGCGCGTCAAAGAGCAAGGGGCGCTCAGAGATTAATCGCTCTCGTCATATTGTCATCCTCGCCATGAACCAGGAAGGCCTTAATAACATTTTTAAGATGGTTTCAGAATCATACACCGGAGACTATTTCTATCGTAAACCAAGGATTGATTATGCATTACTTAACAAATATTCTAGCGGCATTATTTGCCTTTCCGCTTGTCTTGGCGGTATATATGCTGGTTGCTATTGGGCCCATCGCGAAGAAGGTGAAGAAGCTGTGCTTAAAGCTATGCGAGACACCACCGAAAGAATGGTTTCAACCCTTGGAGACAGATGGTACGGCGAATTACAATGGAATAACGTACCAGAACAACACGAACTCAACAATTACGTTATCCAAATGCACAAAGAATTCGGAATCCCCTTAGTTTCAACAGCGGATTCACACTATCCGAGCCCAGAAGCTTGGAATGACAGAGAATTATATAAGCGCCTTGGTTGGCTTGGCCGAGGTACACCTGAATGGCTTGACATGAATTTGCCCACATCTGTTCAGGAAGTTGGCTATGAGTTATATCCCAAGAACGGGAATCAGATGTGGGAATCTTATAAGAAATATTCTAAAGAATGTGGAGTTGAATATGACGATAAACTTGTGCTTGAATCTATCGAGCGTACTCATCAAGTTGCTTTTGACCGTATTGAGGGATTTTATCCTGATGACACCGTTCGTTTACCTGACTTTGTGGTTCCTGCTGGATATACTGCCGACGATTATTTAAAGCGTGTATCGTCCGAAGGGTTGTTTGGTATTCTTAAGAACACAAACAGAATCAATCAGGCCAAGAAGTATGAACAAAGACTCAACTCTGAGTTGGAAGTGATCGCGAATCGTGGCTTTTCAAAGTACTTTCTAACAATGAAAGCAATTGTGGATAAAACAAATGAAATACAAATCTCAGGGCCCGGTCGCGGATCTGCTGCTGGCTCTCTTGTTGCTTATGCTTTGGGTATTACTCAAGTGGACCCTATTTCTTATGACCTTCTCTTTTCGAGGTTTCTTCGTTCAGATGCTAAAGACTATCCCGATATTGATTATGATGTATCCGAGCCCATGCTTTTGAAAGAAAAGCTTATTGAGGATTGGGGCAATAATGTGGTGGTGCCGATTTCTAACTTCAGCACATTGCAGTTGAAGTCGTTAATCAAAGACATCAGTAAGTTTTATGATGTTCCTTTTGTGGAAGCAAACGCAGTGACAAATAAAATGCTGTTTGAGGCAACACCGTTGGCCAAAGCCAAGCATGGAATAAAAGCAGGGGTGTACAATCCGACGTTCGATGAAGTGATTCAATACAGCGAGTCGCTCCAAAAATTTTTTTCCAAATACCCCAAGATTAAAGATCATGTTATGGGATTAGTAGGACAAGTAAGGCAGGTCTCTCGTCATGCTGGCGGTGTTGTAGTCGGGGAAGACCTGGATAAATACATGCCGTTAATCGCATCCAAGGGTGTCCGGCAAACTCCGTGGTCCGAAGGGCAGAATGTCCGACATCTAGAGCCCATGGGTTTCATTAAGTTTGATTTGCTTGGGCTCTCAACTCTTCGAATGGTCGAGGACTGTATCCGGCAGATCCTTCAGCGCCACTATAACGTCGCTGACCCCTCATTCGCACAAATAAAGGACTACTACGATACCCACCTACACCCGGATGTACTAGACCTAGGAGACCAAAATGTCTATGAAAACATATTTCACAAAGGAAAATGGGTTGGAATCTTCCAGTTCGCGGAGCAGGGAGCGCAAAGATTTGCGCAAAATGCGAAACCAAGATCAATTATCGACCTATCTGCTATTACTAGCATATACCGTCCTGGTCCTTTATCGGCTGGTGTTGATAAGTCATATGTAAGCGCCAAAGAGAACCCTGGCTCCGTAAAATACCTCAACAAAGTGGTCAAATCGGTGACCCAAGAAACACACGGCTTCTTAATCTTTCAAGAGCAAATTGCCATGCTTGCCCATAAATTGGGCAAAAACCTATCTCTTGATGAAGGAAACTTGCTTCGCAAAGTACTTACTAAGAAGGGTACTGGCAAAGGACATGAAGTCAAAGAACGAATCTACAGCAAATTCATCGAAGGATGTCTCGATAAACGCATATCGAGAAAGCAAGCAGACGCTCTTTGGACAACTTTTGAATACTTTTCTGGCTATGGGTTTAACAAGTCTCATGCTGTTAGTTATAGTATCATTTCTTACCAGTGTGCTTGGCTTTGTAATTATTACACTGCGGAGTGGACTGCTGCCTTTTTAGAGCGTGAACCAGAGTCACGGAAAGAGAAAGCCATTAACCTCGCAAAACAGCACGGATTTACAATAAAGCACATTGACCTTAATACTTCCGGCAGACGTTGGGAGATCCTTGATAAAAACACCCTTGTCGCTCCCTTAACAACCATCAAGGGCCTGGGCGAGAAAGCAATTGAGCAGATTCTAAATAACAGGCCCTTTCGGACTGTTGAAGAGTTCTTGTTTAACGAAAACATTGTTTATTCCAAGCTCAACAAGAAAGCCCTTGACGTGCTGTGTAGGGCCGGAGCACTCACGGATATCATCGATGACCGATTCACAGGAGACAAGCACTTCTGGTCGGCAGTGTGCGTAGATCGCCCAAGAAAGCCCAAAAACCTTCTTGAAAACATTGAAGCATATCATCCCGAAGGCTCCTTCACAGAAGAGGAAAAAATCACCTTTTTGAGCGATTTAACGGGTATTTTCCCTATGTCCAAGGTCATTACTCCCGATGTTCAGTCGAGGATTGACCATTGGGTCGCTCCACCGATATCAGAATATGATCATGATCTTGGATATGCGTGGTGCATTCCTCGCTCGGTGACGCTCAAGAAGTCTAAAAACGGGCGCAACTTCTATGTTGTTGAGGTAATTGACTCTAACTCAGTTGTTACCAAGGTCAGGTGTTGGTCGATTAATCCAGAAAAAGACAAGTTACATATCAACAGGCCATACATGGTAAAGCCGAGACACAGTCAAGATTGGGGCTTCAGCACATACGGCATGCTCAACAATTCATGGTTTTTATTGGGATAAATTCTTGACAAAAATTTAAAATGTGTTACATTTATAATACCTAAAACATTGGAGGGGCTATGAAGAAAGAAATAAATAAGAAACTTTTTAAAGAATTTATGTATCATATGGATAAATGTTATGAATTAGAGGGGATTTTGAATCTGGGGAGTTTGATGCATAATTATGGCTGGAGAGAGCATCATACTGCTCAAGAATCACGCACTCTTTTTGAAGGTTTGCATCGATGTCCAGGTCTTCACGGCATAGACGCAGAATCCAAAGAATGTAGTAATGTTGAAATGAAATCTTGTAAATCTAAAATACTGAAAAGTGGTAAGATATCTTCCTCAGCGAAATTTGAATGGGATAAACAGAATGACAAAGAAAGGAGAGAGAACACATTAAAATCCAATGGTTTTGTTTTCTCATTGTATGAAAAAGCTAAACTTCTAATACAGATTATCATCAAAGATAAAAAAGGCACCCAGCAAATGAAAGAAATTCTTATTAAAAAGCAAAAAGAATTTTTAAAAATGGTAGAAGATTGTAAAAAAACCAACAAAAGAATCCCAAGAGATTCCATTTGCGTTTCATTGCATGACCTCATTGAAGTTGAAACCGCTGTCATCTTAAAGGACAATTCTACACATCCAATAGAAGATTGGAAAGAGTTTTTCTCAGATGGGAGTAGACGATGAATATTACAACTGTTCCCTATAAGGGATCGAAGCGCAAATTACTAAACGACATTCTTGCAATAACAATGCAAGTAGAGTGTGAAACTTTTTTTGATGGCTTCTGCGGAACAGGCATTGTGTCTGCATACATGAGGTCAAAAGGCTATAAAGTCACTGCCAATGATAAGATGCCATCGTGCAGTTTGTTTGCAAGGGTTTTCGTCCGTGGGTTTGATAAGGCCGAGGTTGAGCGCGAGATCGAGCATATTAATAACATTGCCCCTAAGCGTGGCTGGCTGTCTAATAACTATTCTGGCTCAAAGGCGCGAGTAATAAAGGGCACTGGTGGCAAAGTAGAAAAAAGGCCCCTGGGTTTTACATTATCTAATGCCATGAAAATAGATGCCAGCAGAGATTATGCTGAAGCAATAGAGGATGACAGAACCAGAGATGCTGTGATATTTTCTATTATTCTCGCTTCGAATAAGGTATTCAATAACCACGCAGATCAAAAATCATGTTTAAAAGCATGGATAACAGCAAGTCAAAAGGATATAGTCTTTGAGTGTCCGACTCTTATAGAAGGAAAAGAAGGAAAGGCAATGACAGGAGATATCAGCGCAGTAACAGATCTTAAGTACGATGTTGTTTACCTGGACCCTCCTTATACTCATGGTGTTTTGTATGATGCATGCTACCACTTGAACGATAGCATATGTTTATGGGATAAGCCATCGCTTAACCACGACTATGCTATTCCAAGACCAGAGAGGGCAGTGTATAGAAAGTCGAAAAACTCTAATAAACCGGGAAAGTTTTATTCACAAAAGACAGCAGAACAAGAGTTTGAAGATTTAATAAGGATGTTCAAATGCAAGAGGTTAATTCTATCATACAGCGACGCTCCTAGAAATGTTTTATCATATGAGCAGCTTTACAACGTATGCAGCAAGTTTGGAAAACTTACAGTCCTTGATAAGAATCATAAGATATGCACACAGTTTAAATCACAAAAGAAAGCTTCAGAACAGTTAACTGAATTCTTTTTCATAATTGACTTTTAATTTCCGGAGGGAACATAAACATATAAAGGAGGATAACCAACATGATAGTGAAGATAAAAAAACTACATCCCGATGCTGTGGTTCCCACTTACGCAAAAGTGGGAGATGCTGCTGTTGATTTGGTAGCGGTAGATAAACACATTGATAAACATCACAACGTTGTCTTTGATACGGGTTTGGCATTTGAGATACCTTATGGTTTCGTAGGTCTGCTTTTTCCAAGAAGCTCTGTATCGAAGACAAATTTGTCGCTTGCAAATTCAGTTGGAGTAATTGATAGCGGTTATAGGGGCCCAGTGATGCTCAAGTACAGAAGGCAGGGAACCACGAATTGTAAATGGGATATTGGAGACAGAGTTGGGCAGTTAATGATAATTCCTTATCCTGAAGTAGAGTTTATAGAAACTGACAAACTATCTATTACAGACAGGGGCTCGGGTGGCTTTGGGAGTACAGGGCAATGAATAGAAAGCAACGCAGAGCAAGAAATCGTATCAAAAAAAAGATAGGCAAAAAAGCCACAAAGCTCGAATCAAAATTAGGGCTGTTTGAGTTGCTTCCAAAGGATTGTGTCATATGTCATGAACCTTTTGATAAAACCAGTAGGGAAATGGTGTCAACATGGAAAGTGGTTGTTAGAGAGGAAGAGAAAAAAGTAAGAGTTTATTGCCCTGGTTGCTGGAAAAAGGCAACAGATTTATTAGAAGAGATTGGAAATAGAGATAATGAAGCAAAAACCGAAGGAGAAGACTAAAAGATTAGTCTTTGACGACACAGACACGAGGCATGTCCAATTGAAGATTAGACTTGATTTTGACGGCCTGACACAAGCAGAGTTTTTTCGGTCTTTTATAACTGGCTATTTGGAGAAGAATGAGTTTATAATGGGATTCATTAACTCTTACAAGCAGCAAAAAAGAATACAGAGCAAAAGAAACATGAGTATAATGAAAAAGGATTATGAAACTGCCCAGCACATGCTATCTCAATTCGGCTTTAGGGAGGAAGAGATAGAGGATATTTTTGATGTTATAGCAAAAGAACATCCAGATTTATAATTTTTAGTATTTTATTATTTAGCGACCTATTTACTACTGAAAAACTTTTTAAGGAGATTTATAAATGGCTAAGAAAAAACTTTTGAACGAAGCGCAGGTTCGTCGCTTTATGGGGCTTGCTGGAATGCAAGCTGATTTGGTATCCAACGCTGTTAATGAGATGTACTCATATAACGAAGAAGAGATGCCCGATGAAGAAGAAGAGGCCATGCTTGATGACGAAGAGCCTGCTGGCATGGAAATGGGTGAGCCCGTAGAAGAGCCCGAAATGGAAATGGAGCCCGAAGAAGCCCCAGCAGCGAGCGCTGAAATCGAAGTTTCCCAAGAAGAAGCCGACCAAGTAAAGGCTGAATTGGAAAAAGCACTTCAATTCGTTAGCAAAATCGCCGATGGAGCAACAGAAGAAGAGCCAGAGGGCGAACCAGAAATGGACATGGATGCTGAAGAGCCCGTCCTCGAAGAAGAAACCATCGAAGAGGATAACGCTCTTGCCGAAGTTGAAGTTGAGTTGACTGAAGACGAGCTTGTTCAGGAAGTTGCTCGCCGAGTTGCTAAAAGAATTCTCAAGGCCAAGAAAGCGAAAGCGCAACTTGAAGAGGCACTTGGTACGAAAGAGTAGAAAAATTTATAACTATGTTATATATTGAGGACGGGCGCAGAACTCCGTCCTTTTTTTTTGGAGGGAAAATGGAATTAACATATAATACGTTTGTCGCATTTTGTTGTGGTTTTGCTTTCGCTTATTTGTGGTTTCGTCTTGTGTCATTGGGCCAGACCATTATAATGGTCAAGACAACAATCAATGATTGTTTGCTGATTATGGCAAAGAATATACAAACTGCGTATGAATCAAACGAATTAAAGTACCACGCAATGGAAATAGCTAACAAAGATAGCAAGTACATAGAGTTTCAAAAAAAAGTTGACAACAGCCAGTTACTGTCATTACAAAATACAATAATTCGTAATTTTATTAATTCGATACCAACAAGGTATAGCCGCCTTGTTAAGTTTAGTGACTGGAAAACGGCAATGAGCCATTTAGATGATACAATTGGGGGGTCGAAAGATGATAAAAATCACTGATAAAATTAATGAACAACAGCAATCTGAAGAGCATGAAGATATACCTTTACCAATGTCTCCAAAGGAAATTAGAACAATAGCCATGTTCGGGGATGTCGATGAGGAAAAGGCTGGTGACATGTGTATGGGCCTCCTGATGCTCACGGACTTTAGCGAAAAAGACCCTCCGTATGATCCGATTACTTTTTATCTTTCAACTTATGGCGGCTCTGCGGATGAAATGTTTTCCATTTATGACATGATGTCCGTGGTTAAAACTAAATGCGAAATTCATACAATAGGGCTTGGTAAGGTTATGTCAGCAGGAACCCTTCTGTTGGCAGCAGGAACGAAAGGCCAGCGTAAAATTGGTCGACACTGTAGAGTTATGATACACGCTGTCGCTGCCGGTTCTGCTGGTGAATTGCATGATATTGAGAACGAAATTAAATCCATAAAGCACATTCAGGAACTATATATTAGTGCCTTATCAAAAGAGACATGCATGACCAAGCGAACAATCCAAAAACTTCTTGACCGCAAGGTTAATGTTTACCTCACAGCCGAAGAGGCTGTTGAGTACGGTATCGCTGACATAATTATTAATTGAGGAAAATAGTCATGATTGACAAAATATTTTACAATGAAGCCTCAGCAGTAAAGCTTGGCTGGGGCCCTGAGTGGTTCGGGGCTTATGATTTTGATGAAAACCTGCTCAAAAAGATTAGAGCCTTTCAGAGAGAGCACCATCTCACAGCCGATGGGCTGTGTGGGCCCATGACATACCGCCGGATAAGAACCGTCCGTGAGGCTCTGCTTGAGACATTTGAGCAGACACAGGTGAGAGAAGGCAGCGCAAATCACATCATCTACAACAATCAATATTTTCCAATCGATTGGCATAAAGTTGTTTTGCCATTTAATGCCAATGGCTTAAAAATTACCAAGGGCTACAAGAAGATGACCAAGCAGCGAAAGCCAAAGATGTTCGTTTCCCATTGGGATGTGTGCCTTAACTCAAAGTCCTGTTTCAACGTTCTTTCTCGCAGAGGTCTTAGCGTCCACTTCGCCATCGACAACGATGGAACCATATATCAATTTCTCGATATGAACCATGTGGCATATCATGCTGGTGGCAAACACAACGCGACCACAGTCGGGGTTGAGATAAGTAACGCATTTTACCCCAAGTACAATGCCTGGTACAAAAAGCATGGCTTTCCCCAACGAGCCATAATAAAAGGTCAAAAGATTCATGGCAAATCAATGAAGCCGTTTTTAGCCTTCTACCCTGCCCAGGTGGCTGCGCTTAAAGCGCTCATGAAGGCTGTTCATGGGGCAATGCCATGGATTCCTTTGGATTGCCCTGTCGATAGTAATGGTGAGACAAGTTATGCTCTTGACCCTGCTGCGTCTAAGAACAGATACAATGGATTTGTCTCGCATTATCATCTTACAAAGCGGAAAATCGACTGTGCTGGTCTTGACCTGAAAACACTTTTAGAGGAAATTAAGAATGAAACTGAATAGCGAGCTACTTGATAAGCTCATCACCGAGCAAATTAATTTAAGCGAAGACAATTATAATTTGGGCGACCTATTTTTGTCGCCCCAAAATACACCGAAAGGCAAAGTAACCAACACAGCGGCCTTCGACACCTTGAGTAAACTTAAAGAGCCGAAAACTAAGTTGACTGATGAGGACTTTGATTTCCTTATGGACTTGTTAGACACGGACCCTGCTAAGGTTGATACAAATATTGAAAGTAAGCTTATAGCAGTTAGAAAAGCAGCCAAGAACCTAAATTTGAGACAAAGAGCAAACGATGTTTTACAAAAACTGTACGGCATGATAGGCAAGACAGCTTTGGATCAACAAAGTGTGACCCAGCCACAGATTCAGACAGCCCAAGCAGCACAGGGAGTTTTCAATCCAGAGGTTGACAACATTCTCAGAACCTTCTTTAGTGGGCAGGAGAGTATGCTGGAGAGGATTAGGAAGATCAGTGAGATTTCTAGAAAATACTATGATGCTTCTATCGGAGAGGCCCCAAGGGTAGACAACGCGAACAAAAGAGAGATGCTGACCGAGATTATGCTCTTGGATTACTTAGCTGAAGTGGTAAAGTCTTTTGACTCTGGAGCAGGCGGCTATGTGTTCGAGTATTTTTTAGCTTTATTGGGCGGTGGAAAAGTAACTGGGAAGGATTCTGGCCCCGGCCAAGGAATGGGAGCGGTGGATTTCACCACATCCACTGGTGAGCAAGGAAGCTCTAAATATTATCGAAACAAATCTAACCTAACACAAGCCTCAGGGGGTTTTGAGATCGGTGTGCCGGTTACATATATTATTGCTTTAAAGAAGCAAGCTGTCAGTCAAATTAAGAAAACATCTGCCGGGGCATCAGACCCAGCTAAGATAATGGCTCTTGATATATATCACATTAAGATATTGAGAAAAAGCGAAACAGAGTTTAGAATATATGCTCTTAACAAAGACGGATCAGCATCCCAAAGAGCCATTCTAAAGCAAAATGTCAAAAAAGATTCCAAAGGTAATCTTTCTGCTCTGGACCTAACAGTCGCAACTAACAACAAGAGCTTTCTGGATACAATTTATGTTGCCTCTGTTCGTACAAAGACTTTCAAAGATATGATTTTCAGTGCTGTTTCTCAGAGCAATCAAGAAGTGATATCCTTTTTGGAGAACTACGTCTCCTCATTGAGAACAGCAGAGCAAAGCTGTAAAAAATACGCTACACCAAAAGGCACAATTAAGGATGGCCAAACCGCATTTGATGCTTTATTCGCCGCTGATGAGTATCTAGAGCATATTGTTCTGGCACTGGACCCCAACAAAGTCATACAGGGAAGCCCCCAAGGCCAACCAATAAAAGAAAATAATGAAAAAATTACGCACGATTTACTTGACAAAATGGTCCAAGAGGTTATATTAGAGTAAGTAACTTTATGAATAGCTCACAGGAACAATGGTTGGTGATTAATAATACAATTAAGAAGCTTAAGCATCTTAGCCACTGGCTAACATCCGTTGACCCAGAGAAGAAGCATGTTACTAAAGCAATAAAAGAGCTTGAACAAGCAAAACGGTTATTGGAGGAAAAATGACCAAAGATGAAGCACCAAAGCATAACCCACAACGTAGAGTGTGGCAGGATGCAGGTATCTTTAACACATATGCCGAGGCTAAGGCCAAAAGCGATTCACTTGGAAGCGAAAGCAAGATTCGCAGATGCGGTTCGGAAGGGCTAAAATTCAAAGTGAAAATAGTTAAGAAATATTTGGAGGCAGAGAATGACTAAGCATTATAGTAACGGGCAAGAGCTTAATTCAAAAATCTTGTCTGGGATTAATAAGTTAACTGACAATGTAGCTACTACCCTGGGCCCGAAGGGGCGCAACGTAATATTGTTTCACAAGGATCAGGGCATCCCGGTTATCACAAAAGATGGAGTAACTGTCGCTAAGTTTGTTGACTTTGAAGACCCCATCGAAAATGTGGGAGCGCAAATAGTAAAACAAGCAGCAGAACAATCAGCGTCAAAAGCTGGTGATGGAACCACTACTGCCACAGTGCTGACCAGAGCACTCCTACAGAGAGCGCAGAAGTATTTAACTGCTGGTGTTTCTCCGATTGAAATTAAACGCGGTATGGATAAGGCTGTGGATCTTATTGTTGACCGCTTGAAAAGCAGTGCTACCCCAATCCGATCACAAGAAGACATCCAGCACATCGCCACGATTTCAGCTAATAACGACCACGCAATCGGAACACTAATTGCGACAGCAGTTGATTCCGCTGGTAAAGACGGATCAGTTCTTGTGGAAGAGGCCAACTCAATTAATACATCCCTTGATATGATCGAGGGTTTTAGGTTCGATTCCGGATATACGTCTTCAACATTTATCAATAATGAGAGGTCCGGAGCTATTGAGTACAACAACCCCCTTATTCTAATCACGGATGAGAAAATTGAAACCATTGAGCAAATCTTGCCTACTCTTGAAATTGCTTCAAGAGATAACAGCCCTCTTTTAATTGTAGCTGAAATGGAAGGCCAAGCTCTTGCCGCTGTGATAGCAAATGCTGTGAGAGGTACGATGAAAGTGGCAGCGGTTAAGCCGCCGAGATATGGAGAAGAGCGGAGAAACATACTTAAAGATTTAGCTCTTTCCGTGGGAGCCACATTCATCACCAGAGAGAACGGTGTACCATTAAAGAAAGTAGGTCTTACAAACTTTGGCAATTGTAAATCCATTTCAGTCAACAAACAATGGACAACTATAGTTGGAGGCAAGGGCAATGAAGAACAGGTCGACGCTCAGATTGAGGCACTTAAAACAGAAATCAGACACACAGATGATCTTAAAGCTTGCGAACGAATCCAAGATAGGATTACTCGTCTTGCTTCTGGTGTTGCTGTTATCAGAGTGGGTGCTGCCACTGAAGTAGAAATGATTGAAAAGAAGCATCGCATTGATGACGCTTTGGAGGCTGTAAGGTCTGCGCAAGAAGAAGGCATCGTCGCAGGTGGTGGGGTTGCCCTCATAAGGGCTTCGCAAGATTTGCTGGTGGCAACAGACTCAGAGGAGCAATCAATTGGTGCGAAAATCGTTCTTGAGGCTGTGGAAGAGCCATTGCGACAAATGGCCATAAATGCCGATAAATCGCCTGATCTTATTGTGGATAGGGTAAGACGCGCCGGAATGGAAAAAGGCTATAATTTCATGTCTAACGACGTTGTAAACATGCTTGAGGAGGGAATTGTAGACCCTGTTAAAGTAACTCGTTGCGCATTACAAAATGCTGTATCCGTGGCTTCGACTCTCATAACCACAAGTCATGCCATTGTTTCTTAGAGATACTACTTATTGCGGAGGCATACAATATGACTGATGATCAAGTAACACAAATAACAACTGGCATTCTTGAGATCAAAAACGATATAGAGAGAATAGCAGAGAAGCAAGATGAGATGGTCAGAGACATGAGAGACGTTAAGACCGCAATTTATAATCCAGATTCTGGTCTGTATGCCAGACTGAGGGCTCTTGAGCAATGGAAAGAGACTCAATCAAAGATTCAATGGGGTGTTATTATGGCTGTAGTTGGCTTGGTCACCACAACGATATACAAAATGATAATTAATTCTTAAATTAGGAGGCATTATGAAAGTAAGAATTAGCCAAGCAGTAGACTTGGCAGAGGTTCCTGACAAACTATCGGATATTATTTATGATGTTAAGGAAGATTATGATAGCATACAAGCAAGAATACAGGATTGTATTGCTGCTTGCTCGATGACATCGTCTTCATCAACTAAATATAGGCTTTTAGCAGAAAGCATCCTTGAAATGAGGTCAGACTTGTCTCAATTGGATACAACTCTTTCTGATTTGATTTCGATCATAGAGGGTTATATTGGGATTATAGAGAGGGGCAATACACCTGCTGGTTCCCCAATGCCCCCGGCCCCCGAGCCTGAGACACAGGAAACAAAAGATGCTAACCAAGGGTGATTTGGTCAAGGTGAAGCAAGATTCGTTCTTATATCCAGTAAGTATGGAGCCTTGGCTGGTTTCAAGACTAAAATATCCAAAGTATGGTGTTGTGGTTAAGAAGCTTGAATATGACCAAACAGAAGTGTTCGTTGAGAACCAGAGGTGGGTTGTGAACGACAAATGTTTACAATTAGTGGGAGAGGAAAATGTTCATAAAGTTAAATAGAATCCGCAACTCTGAAGCTGGTTGGTATTTGTCCGAAATTAGGCTGAATGTTTCTCATATTCTTTTTATTTCGGAAGATACTGAAATTGCTCGTATGCTCAAGGAGGGCAAGATAGATATTGGCTTGTCCAAGTCTCATAGATTTTCCAAAATTAAACTATCTACAAACAACACAGGGTATGATGTAATCACAGTTGTGGGTGCTCCCGAGCTAATAGAGGGCAAAATATACACTGGTTCAAAACAACTACTCAGGGGGTGATATGAAAGAGTATTTTCAAATATATGCTTGGACGGAATGTCCTTATTGCGTTAAGGCAAGGGAGTTGCTTATTAAGAATAATAAGCAATTTATGTTTTGCTGTATCGACGAGTCTGAGGAATTGCTGCAACACATTAAAGAGAAGTACAACTGGCTAACTGTGCCTCTGATAGTCAAAAAGAGACTTGATGGGGTGGAGGAGTTTATTGGTGGACACTCTGATCTCGTACAATATTTTAAGACATCATAGTAATAAAGCACTCTCGCCGCATAGTTATTATAGAGAGGGTGCTGCTTATGTTGTTGTTTTTGATGTCTTGTTTGTTGTCGATGGATGTATCTAATGAGGCAGCATCGGTTTCCATTGAAAACACTGGCTTGCCTTCGTGTGGGCAAAAGTTAAATGTCGGCATGAGCAGTTCAGTCCAGATTGGCTTCTCTGTTAAAGACCAGGGGTCTGGATGGGGTTCTGGTAATTATATGAAGCTTGGGAAGTACAGGTTTATAATAACTGCTGCGCATGTCGTAAGTGAGGGAGAGATATTCATTATGAATGGAGATACAGTGGTGCCATTGAAAATTGTATATAATAACCCCGAGAGAGACATTGCCATAGTGGTTCCGCTTGGCGACGTTCCTGCCACGGCAAAACATCTTAAGATTAATAAATCACCGGACCTGGAGGGTACTCCGACTAACTACACGGGGTACCCTTCGGACATGGGCAAGTCAGTGTATTCCGGCATGGTGTCCAAAAGCTCTGAAAAGGCAGCGTTAATTCAATCGTTTGCCCTTCCAGGCTCTTCAGGCTCAGTAGTTTTTGACAACAAAGGTCGAGCAATCGGAATAGTTTCAGCAGTTAAGTTGCTACAGAACCCTTTTTCTCCTTACCCAGAGTTAGTTGAGACTGTTGTGTATGTTGAGAGGTTTACTTTTATTAATAAAAGATTCTTGAAAGAGGTGTTTGTGAGTGCAGCCACCGGAGAGTAAACCCAAATACTGTGTCGGCACACTAATACAGGACATGGGCAAGGTAGGAGTCATCAGTAAAGTAATCCAATCTGGTGCTTTGAAAACTGAAGTGGCAGCAATTAAATGGAGATTAAATTATGAGATTAGTTACATAGACGGAGACATACAGGTGATGGGCGAAAAAACATTTATTAGATTGGTGGAAGCCAAAGTAATTAAAATATTATCCTGATACTCTCCTTACCCCCCAGGTGGATGATGCGATGAAGAACAATAGTTATAAACCGATGAATAAAAATATATACATAAAAGGCGATTTAGTGTTGGTTGATGATGACAAGAGCTTTAGAGAAGTGGTAGTTATTTTATCTTGTAACGTGCCGGGCCATGATGCTCCTCACGAGTTTTATGAAGTTTTTTCTATTAAAGAGGGCTCCGTATACATCGTGCCTCGTAGCCTCATAAAAAGTAGGGTGGTGATGTGACAAATCGTTTTCTACCCCGGAGACTCAAATGAGGGAGTTTAAGATTGGTGATTTGGTTCAGCACATTAAAGACAAGAGGTTAGCTATCGTCCTTTCGGACACAAGGCCCCTCCATGGGGCATATGTCTGTTCTGTCGTATGGTCTGATTCATACACACACAACTTAATGGATACTCGTCTTTTGGTGAGGATCGGTGCCTGAATTTGGCAGAATACATCTTCATAAATCTTTTAGCTCTAAACAGGAGGAGTACGATTGGTGGGCTGGTCGGCTCGTTAGGGTTAGATCATCAATCGGCAATATGTTCATAAAATCGCCACCTGTTAACGAAATAGGAATTGTAACAGAAATATACAAAACAAGTATGGGCGATTATATAAAGATTTATTTTCCATCGTTGGAGCAAATAAGCTGGATGATGGTTGGGGATGTTTTTACCATGGAGGACAAAAAATGACCTACCCATCTACTACCTACTATGGTATATTAATTCTATAATCAGGAGACACAATGAAAGCAAATACGGTTGTAATTATTTTAGTGGCGATGTTAGTTATCGCCCTTGACCCGCAGTGGGCTTTTCTAATTAGCTGTTTGCTGTTGATGGTTTTACTTTTATCTATTGGAGGTGATGATGGGTAGTTTATTCTTTTCAGGCGAGAAGGTTCCCAAAGAGCAGGCAGTTGCTGCCTTGATGGAAGATATGCCTGACTACACGGATGATAAGTTTTATGTTAGGTTCGAGAGTGATGATACGAGCACGCATCTAACAGCAATAATTGAAAGTGTATATAACGCAACAACAGAAGATTTTAAACTCAAGAGGCCGTTGCCTCCTAAATATATGGGCTGGAGATTGATAATCAAATCGGTTCCACCAGGCTACATTGAACATATCATATTCGCGAAGGAGACTGATAATGATTAAGCCATTTAAGATAACAAGAAAACATTTAAATAAATATGAAGAGCTTTCAACGTACGATTTGGGCATGTATGCTATTCAAGTTAGGGTAGAGCAGCCTCTGTTGGTTTACGAAACGCTACAAATAGCTAAAAAAGCGTATAAATATTTTGAAAAGATGATAGAAACCGGACAAAAAAAGACCTACCGATAAACAAATCAAAGTGATATATTTTTATCACAACCAGGAGGAAACAATGAATGAGCAACTTGAAGCTATCAGAGAAGCAGTATATTTTATTCAGGATAATTGGATTGGTGAGACTGGCGCTTGGAGAGGCGAAGCATCCGAGTTTGTTGGTGCGATAGTCCAGGACGAAATCACGAGAAAGGATGTTAGACACCTCATAGAGGCCATCAATGAAGGCGAGCCGATAGAATTAGATGGTTTGGGCGGATCTGTCATCGATGGAAGACTCACAGACGTGTGGGTCACAAAATGAGAGGGATAGAGTGGAAGGGCACCGTCAGGTGTAGTTTTTGTGGAGACTATAATCACAATATAACTACCTGCAAGAGGGTGAACGAGACATATGAAACAACTGCTGGTCTGGAGTTTGAAGATTTTAACCGTGATCAGCAAGTGGCATTTCGCGAAACAATGAAAAGAATCCAAAGGAGCGAAAAAAGAAAAGCAGCTTCAGGGAGAAAAAAACGCAAGTCAAAATGCTCTTTTTGTAGAAAGCCTGGGCACCGTCGCCCCACATGCCCATCGCATGCCACCTTCAGGGAAAAGGTTTATAATGCTAATGCGCTTTGGAGACAAAGGTTTGCTGATGTTGTAAACATAGCTGGTGTTGGTGTCGGGGCACTTGTACAGATACCAGCCAGGGCAGTCCATTGGTCTTACCATCCCACTGAGAGTATAACCTGTTTAGTCTCGTCATATTCGCTTGAAAGTTTAAATGTTTTTGCTTCTTGGCCACACGTTAATGAATATATAACAACTGCCAAGCTCAATCTAATCGATATCGAGAACAACAACGATATCGGGTGGACCTTCTCTCGTGTAAAGGAGGTGGTCAACAGCGATTTGGTACTTAATCGCTGGCATAGGGAGTTTATTAATGTTATAGCCCCAGTTTCATGGAAGCCCCCGGATGGATGGGTTGAGCAAGAGAATGCTGAGCAAATAGAATGGTTACTTAAAAAAATCTCAACAAAAGACTTTAGTTTTTCTAAGGTCAATTCTTTCATCAATAGTTGGATTGGTAGAGGTGAACAATGAGTAGATTTGTTAGAAATGCTGTAAGGAGATCGAGGGCGAACAGCGAATATTTTTGGTCCGTTCACGATCCAGAGGAAAAGCCCGATAAAAAAAAGAAAAAGAAAAAAAAGAAGAAGAAGAAATCTAAAAAAGCCAAAAAATGACCTACCCATTTGCCTCTGACCATACTATATTACTATCATAACCAAGGAGAACACAATGGAAGTAGGCGATTTAGTAAAGCGTAAAGACAAGAGGCACAATAAAGCTGGTCTTCTTTGGAGGATCGGTAGCCCCAACCCAATCGCAAGAATCCTATGGGATGATGGCTCTGCTGGTGCGATGCACATAAAATACTTGGAGGTAATATGCAAGTAGGTGATTTGATTTATAGCAACCATGATGATGAGTATGCCATCTATTTGGGAGGCTATGGCTACGATGGTTGGATTACTATACTACAAGATGATGGTTCAACATGCCAAGTGCAGAAACAATGGTGGGAGGTAGTCAATGAAAAACGGACATAAATTGTCCTACCCATATACCCCTGAGCATGATACATTACTATCACAACCAAGGAGAACAGCATGAAAAAATACACATCAATACAAATAGCAAAAGCTATTATACGAGCAGACAAGATGGGTGCTGAAAGAGGCGCAGGGATCATGGCCGACATGAAGACGCAGCTTGACAAGCGAGGAGACTTATCAGATCGCCAGTGGGAATATTTGGGCAGCTTGATAACAGAACATAGCCAAGAGGCTCTTGACGAGTATAACGAATATGCTAAACGCTTCGCGACAGACCAAGAGTATAGGGAAAGAGTGAAAGTAATAGCCAATTACTACATAGGTGCTGGGCAGTACTACACTAAAACAGCGGTACAGGCCCTGATAGCTTTGAAACACCATGGAGAGGATGGATGTGCCCTACCACAGTATAGCTCCTTAAGAAGGATGCTCTACAACAAATATGCTGATAAGGTTTGGGATAGCTATACCAACTCCCCCATATACTCAGCAGGCGATTTGGTCCAAATAAGATCCGCAGGTGTTAGTCGGATATGGTCACAGCGTAAATACACCCAAGAGAAGATGGCCGGGATTGAAAATCTTAGTAGTCATGCTTGCCTTATCATTAAAGTGGACGCTTTGCCCATTTCTGTTGCCATCCAATATAAACCAAAGCGAGGGGGCGCGAGGGTCTATTCTGTCATGCCAGTGGGAAGTACGTTAATTTATCACATTCTGGAGTGCGATTTGAAGAAAAATCGTATGCCGAAAACTAAACGGAGGTAGCAATGAACATTATATCAAAAGAAAACATCGAGTTTACAACCCCCTGTTATGACGGTGAGGGCATGATAAGAAGAGCCCTGATCCATCATGAGGGGGAGTTCTATGTGGTGTCGGAAAACACAGTTATGAGGGAAACTTTGGTGTTTTCGTCAAGCCCAACGGGCCAAATAGAGGACTGGGCAGAAGTTGGCGGCCGCAAGGGTGTAGTTCTCGAAGAAGTTTTAGATAACTTTCAACAATTCTTGTACACAGAACGGTATTTTTAAATCTGGACATAAATTGTCCTACCCAGATTTTACCCAGCATGGTATACTGCTTATATCGAAAGGAGAGCATAATGAAAATAGGTGATTTGATACGAGACAAGCGATGGCCGGAAGATAGTTACGGTGTTATAATTTCTATCGGTGACAGGAGAGCGCGAAATCCCTACTTGGTTTGGTGTTGCGGCAACGGTCGTTTTGAAGAGTTTTCTAAGGACTACATTGAAGGAGAATGCGAGGTGGTACAATGAAAGTTGGAGACTTAGTAAAATTATCAGCTTATGGCAAGGCAAGGAGCCACAATTCAGATTGCTTTGGGGGATGGGGGTTCGTAACAGAGGTTGTTAATTGTTATTCCCAATATCCTATCACAGCACATTGGTACAAGCTTAATGGCACTGAGATATCTGTGAGGTTTCACCGAAGAGAATTGAAAAGATTTAAGTCGGACAAAAAATGACCTACCTATCTACCCCTGACTGTGCTATACTACTATCATAACCAAGGAGAACAACATGAAAATCTTTGAAAACAAAGACAGCCCTATCTATAGAAACAAGAATGCTTGTGGATATTGCCGACGTATAGGGCACAATAGAGCTAATTGCCCTCATGCTCCAGAGGACTGGCTCCGCTTTTCCACTTACCAAATACCAATGAATACCACCGGTACTCAGTGTGCTTGGTATAAGCAACCGAGGTATTGGGGTACTTGGTATGAAGAATGCAAAAAGACCGTAATACTTCAGCAGCGAAACGCTTCCAAGGCCAAGGCTAAAAGAACAACAGCCCGAAACTGTGGCTTTTGTGGCGGCGCAGGACATACCCGTCGAAACTGTTCAGAGATGAAGAAGTTTGTAGCACAATGCTACAAAGCAAACGAAAACTGGCGACGAGCAGCGTATGAAATCCTTGTCCAAGAGCATGGTATTGATATAGGCGCAGCAGTAGAGGTCCAGGAAGACGGCAGCTATTGGAATGAGAAGTCGTCAACCCATGTTGGACTTATCACTTCGATCAACTGGGATAGTTTAAATGTTATGACCGCTTTTCAGGGTTGTTATGATTGGGGCGAAAAATACGGTCAGAAGGTTGCCGTTGGTGTGATGGTGGATGGCACGGACACCAAACTATCGCTAAAACACATGTGTGAGGGCGCATCTCTTCGAGCGATAATCAGTCCACGAAACTCTTATCCAAGGCATTCTTCTCATTGGGATACAAAGCTAATCAAAGTTATCGGCAGGTCAGAGCGTCCATTGAAAGAAGAGTGGACCACATCCTATAAGGAAGCCTTTGATTATCTTTGTAAGAAAACCAACTTACAACAGCTTAAAGAGCGTGGTGTATACAATCACATACAGAATTGGGCAAATAGGACATAATCTGTCCTACCCATCTACCCCTGAGCATACTATATTACTATCACAACCAAGGAGAATACAATGAAAATCGGTGATTTAGTAAAGTGCTTCCATTCTGGGAAGGTAGGCATAATAACAAGGCGAGCCGAAACGAACAGAGACAACCTTCATTGGACACCTGAGCAATTCTGGGTAGAGTGGCTTGGGTCACATCCAACGTGGACACTCCCAGCTTATTTGGAGGCAGCATGCAAGTAGGTGATTTAGTAAAAGAAATCGGTCTGTGGACCTCTCACAATCCCTGGATGACTGGTACTAATTTGGATGATTCGAGAGGCATAATTGGAATAATAATTGAAATTGATGCTAATTGGCCAGGGCATTTTCTCATCCAATGGTTTACCGCTTCTGCCCTTGTCCACAGAGTCTGGATGCCGGAATCAAGATTGGAGGTGATCAATGAAAGTAGGTGATTTAGTTTATGTGCCTTACTTTAAGGAGTGTGGAATAATAGTAGGGTATGCGCTTGGCACATGGCGCATTATCTATACTTCTGGATATCACAGTGAAGAGCATGAAGAAGATTTGGAGGTAGTATGCAAGTAGGTGATTTAGTAACTCACGAACCAACACAAGCAGTGGGTATAATCGTAGAAGTTAGTAGAACCAGTGTTTGTGTAGTTTGGAACTACGATCCGCTTCACAAAGATGAGGGTGAAGAAGAGTGGATAAGCAAGTTTTTCATCAAAAACTTAAAAACGGACAAATAATGTCCTACCCACCTACCTCTGGCTGTGCTATATTACTATCATAACCAAGGAGAATACAATGAAAATCGGTGATTTAGTAAGGCTCAAGCCCTATGATAACGGCTACGGAAACTTTTACCATTCTAAGGTTGGTGTTCTTTGGGCCATTAGCGGACCAAATCCAATAGCAAGAATCCTTTGGTCTGACGGCAAACGTGGATTTATCCACATAAAGTTTTTGGAGGTAGTATGCAAGTAGGAGATTTGGTAAAGGTTAGAGGGATAAATCTTGAGCGAATTGGAATTGTAATCAAGGTTCCGCCTTATCATGACTTCTGGGGCAACACTGTTGTTGTAGAGTGGCTTGAAGGCTTTAGAGAAGAGTTGGAACGAGATCAAGTGGAGGCAATATGCAGCAATTTAAAGTAGGCGACCTGGTTGGTATCGGTTGGGATGGAAGGCTAAAACGCAAATGGCCAGCTATCGTTGTGAGGGTTATAGAGCATACTTTCGGGGGCTACATGTATGTCATAAGAACCCTCGATGAGGAAGCTCACGAAAGATGGTGTGATGGCTCACACATCATTCATTGGAAAACGGACAAAAAATGACCTACCCACCTAAACCAGAACAGGATACATTACTAACATAACCAAGGAGAAAGCAATGAAAGTAGGCGACTTAGTAAGACTGAAAGGCGACCCCCAGCGGACTCTGGGTTTAGTAACCGAGACAGCACCCGACTGCCTCACAAAGAGGGCCATATACTTTGTTAGCTGGTTATGCGATCTCTGTGATGATATGTGGGTAGAAGCTTGGGATTTGGAGGTAGTATGCAAGTAGGAGACTTATGCAGAGTAATAAAAAAGGGAACCCATGTTCACTGTCAATACGGGGAATATGTTATCTTATTAGAGCCGTTAAACCCAGTGAACAAACCTCTTCCTGAGAAGGTTCTTTATTGGAGAGCGTATAATATTAAAGCAGACAGGTGGCATGATTACTTTACAAGTGATTTGGAGGTAGTATGCAAATAGGCGATTTGGTAAAGGTTGTAAATGAATGGTCAGGCCACAATCCGTGGATGACATTTCGCAACGAGCCAGAGGTCTTTGGCTTGATAACCTATCTTGACAATTCTTTCGCAGGTGTTTTGGTATGCACTGTTCTGCTTTTTAGTGGAGAAGAGGCTGTCGTTTCAGCAAGCAGATGCGAGGTGATATCATGAAAGTAGGCGATTTGGTAAGGTCAAAAATGAATAATGGGATTCTTGGCATCATTAAGGAAGCCTATGACT